AGAAACCTGAAAACTATATCCTAAATACCCGAAATTCTTATCCTTCATATTGACTTTTTTACCTTACCTACTTTACTATAAATAGTCTTAAAGGTTGTAGTTTAGATACTTTGTAGTAACGTTTTTTTCAGACAAAATGTCAGTAAATCCTTTTAGGATTCTTCGTAGTGACGGTCTGATATCAACTGTGTAACGAACCTTTGGTGGGTAATATGAACCCTCAAAGTACTTTACGACAACATCTTTATCGTCTTTACGAATAGCCAAAGTGAAATAATCGTTTTCACCACTATCCTCTACACCACCGTTAATAAACTGAGAATAATTATTACTCATGTAATCACAAGTCTTAATTTTTAACATCTCAGTTAATTCATTTACGACTGAATTTACTTCTTCTGTTAACTCCAAAGACCTTAACGTTTTCTTGTTAAATCCTTTTACGTTAAAGTACCTTTGAACCACAATGTTGTCATTCAATTTCAACACAAACTCAAATTTTGTTGAATTACTTTCGTTTTCTTTCATGAATCTTTCTTTTGTTAATTTTACTAAATGTTTGTTTCTCGTTTCTCGCCAATTTAAGGAGTGGCGTGAAGAACTCCGTCCAACCATCGTCTCTTTTAGGTAAAAATTGGAATAACCCGTCTTTGTGCATCATTTTAATTAGGTTCTGCCAACCCCTACCTGTAGGGTCTATTGGTTCGTTTATAAGTTCAAATATATCACTTTTTGCATCATCGGTCAACAAAGGGTGAGACAAATCGACTATTTGTTTGTTAATTTGAATGAACTCCTCACCAAACACACCTCTCTTAGTCTTACCACTGAGTATATTCTGAATTAATCGGTTTTCTTTATCCTCTGATAATATCCCCTCCGATTTCTGAATAATCTCATCAATGGTCACTTCCCTTTCTTGTACCTCAGGGAACAAATTTACGAACGTTTTTTCACCTAACATGTATATCCCATCCACATTATCACTCTTATCTCCAACAAAAATTTTGGTGAGTGCTACATTGTATGTCGGAATATCAACTTTATTTAACTCAACCTTATCACCCTTCTCATACATATATGAATTGGTTGGTGAGAACACCTTTACGTTTTCACCTATTAGTTGCGTTAAATCTTTGTCGGATGAGAAAATAACCTTCTTCTCGTTCTCTGAGTTTTGACAATAAAAAGCCACACAGTCATCTGTCTCACATAGTTCAAACTCCGCTTGTCTAACAAATAATTCTTCCAAGTATTGTTTCACTCGGACTCTTTGATAATCGTAAGACTCCTGTTGTTGTTCACTAAGGTTTCGACTGCGTCTATTGTCCTTATAATGTAAAAATATTTTTCTCCTGAATGAAGAGTTTTCAGACCCATCCCAAAAAACAACGATTTTATCGTATGAATGGGCCTGAAGGTGTCTCTTTATCGTATTTAAGAAATGGTATATAGCACCTACGTGTTGTCCTTTATTATAAAAGTTTTTAACTCCGTAGAATCCAATCCTAAATAAATTGTCTCCATCGACAATTAATGTATTTTTCATGTATCGTACTATATACGGTTAAACATAAATTACTTTTCCTCTTCAATTGCAATATTAAAGTCCCCATCAATACCTAACATACCTTTCCAGTACGATGAGTTTTCACTTTTATATTGTTCAACTGATTTTTTCTCTTCTGTTGTATCTTTACCCGCCATAAAACCATGAGCCGTTACTAAGATTTTACCATCCTCGTAACCCATACCGTTAACGTGATTTTTCATCACCGAAATTTTACTACGAGTAGCAAAACGTACCTTTCTCTTGTCTTTTACTGCCGAGATTTTTGTTGTACCAGCATTCTTTTGGTTACCAAATAAGAATACCAATGTTGAGTTTAACCATAGTGACTCACCACCTTTCGCCTTAATCTTTGGCTGACCAAATGGATTGTCAGGAAGTTCTACCCACGGCTGATTTACTACAACCAAAGAGTTGGTGTGTTTTTTATCAACACGTCTTGAACCTGATATACGCTGGTTAAGACCCATACCAATCTTATCTGCCAATACCGAAGCATTGTGTTGTTTACCACCTTTACCATCAAAGGTCATCTTACAAGGTACTGAACCTACAGAATCCCATAAGAACAACAAATCGTAATCCAACTCACCTTTTTCCTGTGCGTCCAATAACTCATTAATGTAATCAGTAATTTGCTCGATGTACTCAAAGTGGTTATTAAATAGGAAGAATCCATCATATTCGATTTCACCTGTTTCCTCATCAACAACTTCTTCCACTTCCATCCCCATCAACTTAGCATGTGGGAAATCCCATTTCTGTTCAGTGATGATGAAGACAGGAAGAATTCCTTTTCTCTGTGCATCTACCGCAGTCTTAACCAAAGCAGTCGTCTTACCCGTATCTGAATGTCCCAAGAACATATTGATGTGACCCATAGCAGGTCCAGGTAAACCAGTGGCATCCAAGAAAGCACTACCCAAATCAAAAAACCTATCAGACTTAAACTTCGCCTGTTTAGAGAACTTTGACTTAATACTCTTAAAATCTTTTTTCTTTATCGCCATATTAATTAATATAAAGATGGTAACGACACGAATGTCGTCACCATCATTGATTTGTGTTTATTAGAATGGTAAATCCTCGTCAACTGCCGCTCCCGCTTGAGTATCTTCAATCTTTACCTGTGGTTGTGCTGGTGTCTCAACTTTCGCAGTTGTTGATGTTCCACCTGAAATTTCTACGATTTCTTCACCGTCACCGTATACATACTTACCCAATTCAGAACTCCAACGTGGTTCGTGTCCTTGAGCAATCGCTTCCAAATATTCTTCAGGTTTTTTAGAGTATACATCTTCCCAAGTCATCTCATCACCAATCCAAGCCGCTTGTTGTGCTGCATCTGTTGAGATAGGTGTTGGGTCATCATACATAATTGATGATACGTTAGTGTACTCTTTACCGTTTGGTGCTTTCACCAATGAAAGTGATAGGATTAAGTCACGACCTTTGTCAGGGTCAGTAACATCACCTTTGTTCTTCCAAATAGGAATAATCTTATCTAAGATACCGTCACCTTTGTAGTTGTGTTTGAATCTCCAAAACTTAACACCATCTTCAGGCTTGTCTTGGTCAATAACTTTAACGATGTAGAATTTACGTGGTTTGTACTGACGAGCCAAGATTTTGTCTTGCTCAGAGCCAGTCATCATAAGTGCTTCGTTAACTTCGTTTAATGGTGAACGTTTTCCTTCGTTCTTTCCTGGGTCATAGATTTTCATCCAACGACCACCCACTTGTACTTCGTGGAACCATACTTCCTTGAATGGTGATGTACCATCTGATGTAGGTAGGATACGTACTCTTTTTTGACCTTCACGTTGACCGTTCTGTAGAATAGTCGTGAAGTACTTTTTCAGTCTCTCGTCTTGTGACATCTTACCTGAAGATGAAGCCGAGGTTGTTTTGTTTGTTTCGTACTGTGCCAGTACTGCGTCTAAAATGTTTGACATTGTTTAAAATTTACTGTTAAAAAATTATTGTTTGGTTTTAACCCGTTCTTTCGTTTGGTTATTAAACCCAATACAAAAATAGTAAATAAATCCAGTAAGTCAAACGTCCCGACTCTTATTTCAACTTAATCGGAGGTGTTCTATGGTAGTCTTTTGGTTTCTTTAAATGTTTCGGTGTTGGTTGTTGCACAAAGAAAAAAACCATGTCTTTTTGGTCTTCTTTGTTAGGGACTAATCCGTTTTTTTCGAAAGCGTATAGTACCTCTTCACCGTTTATGATTTTCACCTCGTCACCCTTTAAGGTACCCTTCAGATAGTATCTTTTATTCTCTTCTGTGATGTCGTCATAACAAAATTGTATTGAGTCGTACCAAAATAAATCAACGTAGATATTAAACTCGTTAAGTGCCATGTCTCTACCTCTACTTATCAACTCACCAAGTACACCAAAGTTCTTTATAGGATTAGTAATAGTAACATCCACATCCCATGTGTTTTCAATATCATACAACGAACCACCTACAATATGAAATTCGTAATCTTCAACTCCCTCAAATGTTTTAAACTTATCCCACCATGCATAGAACCTTTCCCATGTAGGACGACCCCATGGTGTAGTAGTTTCAACATTCCCAAATCGGTAATAAAATTCTTCCATAAAAAAAAAAGGATTACCATAATAGTAACCCTTTAGAATATTAAAATAAAGTTTTCATTAACTTTTTCCTCTACCTTTACAGAACTTACCTGAACATCTTTTCTTTCCGTCAAGTCCTTTAATCTTACCCTTACAAACCTGTACTGCGTATCCGTTAGCGTATGCCGATGGGTAAACATCAAACTTCGCTTTCGCCGCTGACTTACCTCTCGCACATAAAGTAGTATCTTTCTTCTTCTTTTTCTTCTTCTTACCCTTTTTCTTACCCTCAATTAATTCACTCTCAGTAAGACCATCAACATAATCATATTCTTCGTCATCCACAGTGATACCTAACTCTTCTAATACACTCGATGGTAATAAATCCATCTCATCAAAGAAACCTTTACCTGTTTTATTGTCAAAGTGAGCAATATATTCATTATCACTATCAACTGCCACTCTAAATCTATCAGTATATACAAACCCAAAATCATCTGCCGAGTTTTGAGATACTATCTCAGACCATTCAGCCATATCATCAACGGTTTCATACTTTGATAATTTTTCTTTTTGTTCGTTAATCACATTTTCAACAATAGTGTATAACTCCTTTTCCGTAAGTTTAAATATTTTCTTATCCATACTTTCATTAGTTTTTTTATGCGAAGTCATTGTTGGTGTATTACCCTTACCTGTCTTCGGTTCTTTTTTCTCTGCCCTTCTTTTTTGTCTACAAGCCGATTGTTTTTCTTTTTCACTCATCTTAGCAGCAACATGCACTGCTCTACACTTAGGATAGGCTCCGTCTTTTTTCCCGTCACCATCAGAATCTGAACGACCACAAGGTGGATGTTTACCATCTTTGTCTTTTCTACAAATATTCACCCATGGACCTTTAGGTTGTTTACTACCCTTAGATTTCTTCTTCGTACCAAACCAAACCGCTAAGTCCTCTTTAATATTTTTTTCAGATTCTTTCATAACTATAAATAGTTTTTATATTAAAAAATCCGACAGATGCCGGATTTTTTAAAATTATAATTATATGTTAGAGTTTAACTATTCTTCATCATTATCAGACACAGTAAAACTATCTTTTACTTCTCTATCTGACATATTCTTTACATCATCAGTAGTTAATACATACTCGTTCTTACCAGTAACCTCCATCTCAGTTTCTTTATCATCAAAGAAATCAGTTAACTTTTGATTATAAGGGTATGAATCTAATGAACGTAGTTCTAATTTCTCTTCAGGTGTTTTTGGTTTTGCTTGGTCAATTTTATGACCCAACGCATTAACCGCTTGATATAATTTATCTAACTCACCTAATTTAGCTTCGAAATCATCTAACTTACCAAATACAGAATCAACCTTTTCAATTGATTGTTCAATCTTAGCCTCAGTCTCTTCAAACTTTTCTTCTAATTCTTTTTGTCCGTCAACTAAATCAGTAACGTCAACCTCTTCAGTATCATCAGTTGGTTCGTCCATAACTTCATCTTCCACATCAGTATCTAAAGATGCACCAATACCACCTTCGTCAGATGTTGGTTCTTCAGTTTCAGTAGAGTCATCATCCAAAGACACTTCAGTATCATCTGTAGGTAATTCCTCACCCATGTCCTCGATTTCAGTATCTTCAGTATCTGTAGCTGCTGGTAATGCTGGCATTGCCTCTTCCTCAGCACCTGCATCTTCTTGTTCGTTGATTGAACCTATATATTTGTTGATAGACATAAATCTACCTAACTCCTCATTAAGAAGTTGTTCTGTTGTCTTTTTCATAACTATTATCCTCTTAAAAGTGTTCTACCGTCTTCAGTAATAAACTTTTTATCTAATCTTTCAATTAAACCATCTTTCGTTCTAATAGTGTAACAGTCACCTGTTTGTAAATCACACACCTCTTGGTATTCTCCCTTGTCTTCAACAACAACGTTTTTACCTAAAAACTGATTTAATGCGTTTTGTAATTTATGATTATCCATAATATCTTTTATATATAAATATATTGAAACCTTAAAATGTTAGTTTTAAGTCTTGTTAAATAAAGCCATGAATTGTTTAAATTTGGATTCTTCACCACTTCTGTCTTTAGTTGACCCATTAGTGTATGTTACTTTACCATTAGGATAAAGACTTTCATTTGTAACTAATGAACCTTTACCTTGACCTCCTTTAATCGCTTTGTACGATGTATTCCAAAAGTTTGCCCATAAACTAGCTAAGTGTGCAGGGTCTTTAGCCTTTTCCGATTCCCAAAAATTACTATCACTATAATATACTTCACCTCTTTTCTTCATCACTCTCATAAACGCTGCGTATGCATTAACAACACCATCCTCTACAGTCTCACCCTTATTAGGGTCAAAGAAAACTGCGGTAGGTCTAACATAACCGTCTGAAGTCATAGGACAGAAGTAACCTTTTGCCGCATTAACAAATACACCATTACCACCACCATCAACGTGTAAACCGAATGGGTTATCCATTAAGAATCTAACACCACCTTTGACACCCTGTTCTCTCTTAGAAACCGCAAAGGTAAATCTTGCAATATTGTTTTGTGCACTCTCATTAAGTATACCTTCAAATATATTTGCCGATTCAAGTAATATCCTTTTAAGTTCTTTATCTGTCTTTTTAGTTCCTTTACTCGGTACTGACAACTGTGGTATATCACCCCAAGCTTTACCAACCTTACAAGAACGTTCAGTGCCTGTAGTTTGATACTCACCCATTGCCGATTTATACCCTTGATTATCTTTATCACCACTATACTCTTTAGGTGTCGGTTTTTCTTTAATCGTATCGGCTTTGACCTTTAACTTATCAATTAAGTTATCTAATAGATTTCTTCTCGCTCTAATCATTCCTTTATCTATATTAGAAACACTAGCCATTGAAACCCTAACACCTGTAAATGTTGTTATCATACCACTATCAGGGGATAATGTATGTTCAACCGATAAAATCATATATGTACCAGAGTAAATCGGTATATACCTTAAGTTAAAATACATAAACGGTTGTATCATCGCATTACCCATCATTTTGATACTACATTGATACACCCTTGTCTTCATAATCTCTAATAAGTTAGTAGATATTGTTGATACACTACTACTCTTTTTAGAAGTTGCAATCTCTTCGTAGATTATAAGTTCTTCACCCGTTTTAATTCCATCATACGAGTTGATTGAGAAATCACTAAACATATTTTGATGTTGAATTCCAAAATCCACATTGAAAGCAATACCTCTACCACCCTCTCTAACCTGAACCTTATCGACAATCTTAGAAGATATAGGGTCAGGTTTTGCCGAACTTAAGTCCATTGAATCGTGACCGTAACCATAATCCAACCTCTTAATGTTCAAATATTCTGAAGAATTAGACCTAAAGAACACCACAAATCCAGGTAAACCGTTTCTCTGTACCGATGTGTGTAATCCAAAGATTGAATTAGCCACTTTCTTAGCATCCGTAATATTCTTAGTGTCACTCGTTAAATTACCGTAGAAGTTAATATTAGAAGCAAACGATATAGGTTCAGATAAAGAATTATCTTTTAGTATATTCGAAATAAATGAACCAATAGACTTCGATTTATTAGTCGCATTATAGTATTTTTTGAACACTCTAACATCCATCAAAAAGTCATCACCAATTGGCTCGTTTAAGTAATTAATATACTTAAACAATTTAGCTAAACTAACCTTATCCCAATTGTAACCACCAACCCACGTATCGTTAAGGTTTTTTAAGTTACGGTAAGCGGCTTTCTGTAATTCAGTATTATTACCAACCGAACTAACAGTATCTTGAATACTCTGATTTGTATCATCTTCGTTAACTAAACCAGTCAACTGAGTAAATACATTATCAATGTAGATATTCATCTTATCTTTGAGCTGACCTTGGACATCCGTTAAGTATGTCTTAAAGGATTCAACACTATCACCGTCTAATTGTCCTCCATTACCTAAAACCCAAGATAACCAAACGTTAGTCAGTCCTTTAAATCTTTTCAAATTCTCTTCGGTAACACTAATATTTGATAACTCGAAGAAGAAATCTTTGTATTCTCTTATAGATTCAGTTTTGTTAGGACCTAATATCCTCTTAACCAAGTTTTGGTCCGTACCTGTCCATTCCCCGTAATCAATATCTCCTGTAATATACCCATTCAACGTACTAAACGAAACATCAATTGGTCTATGTAGGGTAATAAAACTATCTATACTAATAGTTTCACCCATTATGTTCTTAATATTATTCGTACTGTTTAAGAGTGCAGCTTCGTTAGATGTAGTGTCTTTAATCACCAAAAATTGGTGGTATATATCGTCAAAGTTTGTCTCAAACGTCTCACCTTTTACCTTACTAAATTCAATAAACTCTCTCTTAAACGACTCTAATGTTTCGTAACTAAATAACGAGGTTAAATCCTCAATAGACTTACCACTGACAAACTCACCATTTTCGTTAAACACATATTCACCTATAGATGGTTTTGTAACACCATCAAATGAGAAAGATACAGGTGTACTCATCCAATCCTCACTAACTGAATTGTTAATCACCTTATCAATATCCGCAGATAAAATAGTATTATCACTATTAAAGTCATTGTGTACGCTTGGTAAGACATACTCATACCCATTATCGTCCTCATAAGAAACCTTCCAAACATTAATCACTTGGTTGGTATCAGTTACACGATAACTATATGTCTTATCTAACGATAATTTACCATCATCATATAAGTTAGGTAAATCATTTATAGTGAACTCCTCACCTTCTACCAATTCATTTAATTTTTCAACCACTAATTCAGGATAAAAACCAATATCAAAAACTGATGAATTTTTATCATAATTAAATGTGAATGAACCTATATTAATTGGTGTATATGTTGAAATGTCTAAGTCTCCCCAAACATTATCTAATATGTCATTTCCTGTTTCAATACCTAAAGTGTATCTATACCATATAGAACCCCACTTAAGTAATTGTATCCTATTTATTTGTTTTACATCACCTCCTAAAAATCTAGCGAAGTAATTTTCCATAGAAGGACCTTCATTGTAAGTACTATCAATGTCTTTCGTTGGTATGGTATTCAATAACCAATACGCCTTAGATATTCTCGAATCTGTAGTTACAAACTTAGGTGTTTGCAAAGGATTCAATATGTTATCTAAGAAAAATCTCTGACTCGTTAAGTCGTTAATAGACGTGGTGTATGTATACCTTAATGTTGTATCATATTTTGTACTAAGTCTTCTATTATAAATGTTTGACTTAATTGTTAGATTACTATCAGACCAAACATCATTACTGAACGGATACGGCTCTAAACCTGTTGGTTTATAAGTCTTAGCCTCGTTTAATAAGATTTCTTCAGACCCCTTAAATTCTTTACTCTTAACATCCTCAAATGTTAATACCGTGTAACCGTTAATATCATTTACATCTTTTTCCAGTGAAGGTGTTAGTAGATATTGTTTAGCATCTTCAATTAGTTGAATATCTTTTGGTAAGTATTCTGAGTTATTAATCAACCCATCAAATGTAAGTGTTTTACCTATAAAATTACTCTTACCACTAATCAATTTATTAATTGAATTACTTATGTTTTTAGCATCTGCAATACCTAACGATTTTATCGTTTCTTTAGAATATCCCGTACCAAACGTTGAATACAACGCTCTATTGTATAATCGGTATACCAACTCAATATATGATTTTTCATCATAAACTCTCGAATTGTCGTATATATCATTAGCAAATACATTTGACATCTGTACATCACCTTCATCCTGACCTAAAGACTCTAATGTATCAACACAATAGTCGGCTGAAACCTTTTCATTAGCAATAGTTAACTGATTCGTTACATACTCCTCAACCAACTTAACCTCAGGCCATGTTTTAGGGTCATAAGATTTAAGATTAAACTTTATTGAAGGGTCACCTGGATATACCTCCTCAAGTTTATCATTTTTATCTCTACGATAAACCAACGGGAATGGATATACTATATCGTTTACAGAGTCAGGGTTCATCTTATTATCGATAGCCTTTAACCTATCAGGATTCGCTCTTTGGTTATACGCCTCTTTGTGAGTATATTCCATTACCTGTAATAAGGTTTCAGTATTCGCTAGTATAATACCCATAACATTTTTCAATGTCGGTTTAAAACCTAATTCACGATTTTGAACATTCTCCAATATCGTCTCCACTTGGTTTTTAATACTCTCAAACTGACTTGTATATTCATTTAAAATATCCGTTAGTTTTTTAGTAAACACATCAACGGACATTTGTTTTAACCCCTTATTATGGTAAAAATCTGACTTATCTAATTTACTTAAAGACGGTGCCTTATAATCTATTTTGATTTTACCACCACCCTTAGTAGTGTTTAAACTTATTTCTTTTTCCTTACCGAAATAGTTAATTTCAGATAGTATTTTTACATATTCATCAAAAATCTGAAATAACGATTCTGAACTTTTACCTTTAATAAGGTCTATCTTTTCCTGTGAACCGTCTTTTGATTTGAAACCACCCTTAAACTCTTTTTTAAACTCTAAATAATAATTATCAGTACCTTCAATGGGTTGAGGACTTTGAGTTTGTGTAAACTTCCTAAACCATTCGTTAATTGCCTTATTAAAAAGTGTTAACTTAGCACCATATTTAGATATATCCGAGAAGAAACTAATATCTGCTTTATCAAATAACTCATCTTCTAAGAACATACTTAATCGGTCCACTAAATCCATAAACTGATTTAAGGTCAGTGGTTTCTCACTTAACTTTTCATCAACTAAACCTTCCTCGTAATATTTTTTGTATGTCTGTTTTAAAAAATCGTAACCTCTCGTTGCCTTACACGTCTTAATAGAACCCTCACCGTCAGTAATTGTCTTATCATATTGAAATAGGTATGGAGCAACATCAACATCACCCAACCTAATATCGTTAAGTAACTTCTGATTTGTTGCCATGAACTTCGCAGTAATATAGTAATCACCATCACTCTCAAACGATGTCTTTACCTGTCCCGATAAAACCATTTGATAGGTTATCGCCTCACCATAATACCCTTTTAATGTAAGATTAAATTGTGGGTATGGTAAATGGAAGAACGTTGAGTATATAGACGCAGGTCCTTTCTCAAATAATGCACGACCCCTAACATCCACCATACGTATGGTGATAATTGATGTCTTTAACGAATCAGGTTTTGTTTCTATCTGAATATCTTTAATACCCAATAACTGAGTGTCATACTGATTATTTAAAGTGTAGTCGTGGTCAACATAACCAGTACTAAACTTTTTTACACTACCCGAAACTTCTGTTCTACTATTTGTAGTACCCTTAAAATCGTCTGTCCAACTAGTGTCTAACGGTGCCCCCTCATTAGGTCCTAAGTAATTTACCTTACCATACGCCACCGTAGTCTTTACCGAGTCGTTGTCGGCACCTAAATCTAAGATACTACGAGGTACAGGATTCGCTTCAAGATTCACATAGTAAACTAAATCTTCCTGAGGGATATATCTATCTACAGGCAGTTGATTTTCATCATACACCTTGTTAGGGTCTATAACCATTAGGTTACCCTGTTCTTTTTGTATATAAATGTCTGATTTTTTAATTCTATCTGCCATAGTAGTAGTGATATTCGTCTACCTTTGTTTTATATTCCTCTAAAGTCGGAATCAAAGGAAATGGTATAATAATAGTTGAACCATCAGGAATATTCCACTCTAAACCACCATATTGTGGATTTGCTTGTAAAATTAACCAGTTAAAATATGGTGTCCCGTAGTATTGTTGTGAAAACTTATCCAATCTAGACACTCCTTTTTTATAGTTAACCACTATATCACTATTTTTCTTTGTAAGTGTGATTGAAGGAACTATCTTATGTTCCCCATCGTAAATAAACTCCGTATATCTATTGTAATATATCATTTTGTTAAACTATAAAACTTAAGTTGTTTAGGGTTGAAGTAACCACCTTTATATCTTCTATCTTCCAAATATACTTTGAATCGTCATCTTCCTCAATAGTTGATATTCCTACACTAAAGAAATCATAATAATCTCTTAATTTTTGTTCATTTGCCGGGTCAGTACTTTCTGTTAATCTAAAATCATAAATAACATTAGTACCTGTTAGATTATCCCATTTGTAATCTTCTATATTAAAGTTCTCAACTTTAGGTGTATTTTTAATAACCTTAAGTTGTTTACCATATTCAATCCTAGTCTTTCTTTGTTCGAACTGTACATTATTATTACTAATAGCACTATCAATATCAAACGATGTTGTCTTTAAATACATCGGTAATATTTCATCATAGAAATACCTAACAGAAAGTTGTACCGATTTTTTAGCGTTAATTAAATGTTCACCCGTTGTGGATGCAACAGTACTTGACCTAACCTTATCCGTAATCTCCTTCATAAAATCATTTAATTTAACTAAAGAGTCACTAACGTCTTGTGATAAATCACCGTTATTTTGTGTCAGGTTATTTAAGTATTTGACAACATATTTTTCTTCTTTCTTATCGTAATATCCATCAATCTCATCACCAAGTATAATGTCAAAAGCATCCAAACTTTTTTGTAGTGATTTATGTTTTTCAAATATATTACCAATACTACTACTTATATCTTCACCAAACGTATTAAAGTTTTCTTTAATTTCAGTTAAAATATATTTTGATATATTAATGAACTCCTTATCTTTAACACTATTGAAGTTCATTTTCTTTTTCATTTCTTTATAAATTGGATTATCAGTCATATCACCGTTGTCCAAATATTCTAATACGTTACTCAATACTTTACTAAAGTCTTCATTGTAATCGTATTTTGTTCTACCAATAAATTCAATATCAACATCTTCAGTAGAAACAGTACTTGTTCTTACTGTGTTTTTGTAGTTGTTTTTATCCTTTGTATGGTACAACATATTCACCGCAGTTTGACCGTAAGTATCGGTCAATACTTTTGTTTCAGTAATTACCTGATTAACATAATCATTAATCTCATCAATCATATTATTATAAAATTGATTATATGTAATTAAAGAATCGTCTTCATTTGTTAAGTTACCCCAATAGTCATCATTATCTGGTGATACTTCAGGATTATTAAGTTTCTTAGCGTACTCTTCAGTTCTCTTATCATTTAACGCCTCAATCATTTTCTCTAAATACTCTTTGTCTCTACCACCGTCTGTTGGTGTTGCCATATCGTCATACACCTCAGTATTCGCGTAGTAGTTGAATGATAATGCGTTTTGTAATTCGTTAATAACCTCAGAGATTCCGTGTCCACCGATAAATTTAACACCCATGTTAACAGATGCAATCATCGGTTGCATACCAATACCTTCAGGGTTCATATCCCATAATGATTCATCATATGTGAAGTTTACATTATCCACCACCATCTTCGTGTGGAAGAAATCACCAATCCTTAAAATACACACAGGTGGACGACCAAATGTTGTGTTTGAAGATATATCAGTCACTTCATTTTGTTGTTCATCAAAGACCTTAATCGTTTCACCCGGTCTTAAACATTGTTGTAAGAAAGTTAATCTTTTATTTAAACCTTCAGGAGTTGTCGAGTGAAATCCTGGTTGGAAGTATTTTAACTTATCAATTAAATTGTTGTAAACTACAGGACTTTCTTCTTTTAACTCTTGGAAGTAGTCACACTCAGAATGCATCGTTTTCATTAATAACCCAAATGCTTTATCAGGTGTTTCTGTCTTTATAAACTGTTCCTCTCTTTCATACTTAACCGTTGGTACTGTTTCACCAGGGTCGATATCAGTATTTTGAGCTCTACCTAAAACTTTAATAGTTGCTCTTGCAGTTCTACAGTAAGTTGCCGATTTTGAGAAAATTCTTTCATCAACACCACTAACTAAATCTCTTTGTATTTCATTACAATTGATACCTGAGAAATCAGGATTTTCACCTGTAGAACTTAATGTTATTTTTATCCTATCAGACTTATCTTTTAGTTCCTCACCCAATAGGTATTTCTTAAGAGATTCTGCCCTTCTCGATGCTAACGCATTATTATATTCTTGAGTGGCAACCGCAGATGTTGTAGATTCGATAGTTATTTCAAAACTGAATCTTTCATCTTGTTCTAATGTTTTTTGTACCTTATCTCTTATATCTAAGATATTATTTTTTACAGTGTTTAATATCTCTTTAAATTCATTAATTTCGTTTTCTACCCATGCAATATTTTCTTGTTCCGTAACCCCTGAAAGTTTGTCAGCCTTACTTTCATAACTACCATCTTCAAATCGAGAAATATATGATTCTAAATCTTGTTCAAAATCACTATCAGGTTCCATAGATGTAGAGTTTCTTGGACCAGGTACATCGTTATACCAATACAGTTGTATGTCTTTACTCTCACCGTACTCTTCCTTAAAAATAGGTTTAATCTCCGTAACCACTTCTGAAGGTTCTCTAATAACTTTTGGTTCACCAGGACTATCAGTATCATACTTTAATCCACCCTCTACATTGGAGTTTAAGTACTCTTCTAATGTTTGTATTTCATTATATGTTAACGAAGCAAATTCATTAGCCAACTCATATATATCCAATTCACGACAACCCGCAACAAAAGAATCCATAATCTCTTGTTTCTGCTGGTCGGTATAACCATTCTCATATTTTTTTCTTAATAAATTAAATATTGAAGGGTGGTCAACAACAACCTTAAAGTTTAAGGTACCTGACCTCTCAGCATTGTTGTATGTATATATAGGTTCAGGTCTACCTAAGAAAGTGTGTGATGTCCAATTCGCTCTGTTATCATCAGTATATTTTAAATCATACGGAGGGA